GTAGTCGTAGCAGCATCCAAACTAGCATCATTACTGTCAAACTTGTATATTTGAGTTGCACTAGCCGCAAACAATGTACTAGCCCCTCCAAACTTCCCAGCAAAAGTAATAAGCAAAGTAGCACCAGCAGCATCAGAATAATCAGCCTCACTCTTAATAGGAGAATATCCGTTAGCCACTGGATAACAATTCTTTGCGTCTGTTACTGTACCTGTTACACCAGGTTGATCTGGCAACCACTCACCGAATAGAATCTTTTGCATTACTGCCTCAACCAAGTATTAGAAGATTGTGAAGCTGGTTGCCACGTACTACTTGCAGGTGTCGTATCAGTCCATGTTGACGATGTAGTAGCAGCATCTCCCCATTCCTCACCGATAATTTGACCATTCGCAATGACATTAGCATTCGCTGTAACTAAAGCATTAAAACTGTAAGTAGCACTGCCATAAGCCGAAACCTCAGCAAACCCGCTAATATTTGCTGCGCCGCCAGCCGTAATGTTACCAATTCCAGTAACTATTGCATTGCCAGTAATATCACCTGAAGCAACCCTAACCCTAACGGCTTGACCTTCAACCGAAGCATTAGAGGATATATCACCAGCAAATAACCTTGCTCTAAATGCAATAGCAGAAATAGCAGCAGCGGCAGACACATCACCAGCAAATAATCGCACCCTTAAAGCAGATCCAGCTACGGTTGCGTCAGCCGTAACATCTGCCGAAGCGTCTACGTAAGTGCCAGCAAAAAACACCCACCCAAGATTATTGCCTGAGTCCACGTTGCCATTTGATGTTAAAGCTCTCCAAGTAGCGCCACCAGTTGCGTTACTGTCTTGTATATCAACATAAGATACGTTTACAGTACTAGAAGACTTAGATAGCGTAAATCGTGTGCCTCCAGTAGAGCTACGGATTGACACCAAGTTACCAGCAGAACCGGATAGGGTGAAGTTATTTACCGTTGTCGTTGTACTTGCAGGAAACCTAATCTGGCTTGCGGTAGCGTTCGTATTGGCAATATCGTTAAACGTATTTGCGCCAGTAATCGTCAGCGTTCCAGCACCGCCTTGGTTCAATGTGCAGTTGTAAGTAGAACCACCGCCAATAAACGTCTTGGCGGTAGCGGCAGTCATGGAGATTGTGCCTGTGCCAGTACCTGCTGTGGTGGTAAAGTTAGTTGGTGCAGCGTTATTAAATGACGTTGTGTTTGGGTCAGGACAAACTAAAGTTCCACCATTAAACGTAAGATTTTTAGTGCCTGTTGCAGTTGTGAATCTTGCCCCCACTGTGCAAGTTTTACCGTTTAAATTCAAAGTTCCATTGGTTAACGTAGCGGCTCGTGTAGCCCCTATTGTTAGAGCATCTTCAAGCCTAAACGTGCCACCTACGCCGTTAAACGTAATATTGAAATCCAATGTTTTGCCGTTCGTTGTAATTAACTGAGTTCCGCTTGTTGCCCTGAAATTTAATGTTGCATTGGCTGAAGCTATTGTCATTCCGGTTGAAATAGTCAAATTACCGTATACAACACCGCCAGCAATAGCGGCTAAAGTGCCAGCAAACCCTGTGAAGTTTAAATTTCTTACTGAGTATGTGCTAAATGCAAATAAATTGTTTAATGTATAAGTTCCGCCAGTAAAATTAAAACTAATAGCGTCTGCCTCTGGTAATCCGCCGGGAAGAACAGTGATAGCAGCGGAACCTATTGAAGTAACATTAACTACCTGAGTTCCTGTTGTAGTTAAATTAGTAAATGTCTGAGTATCCCAAACAGTTCCTGTACCAGTACAAGTAATATTACCCGTACCAAACGCAATAGCCCGAATATTAGAACCAGTTCCGTCAAACCTACCTGTGCTTAATATTAAATTATTTAGGTCTAATGTGCCTATCCCTAAAAATGTAGTTAATGCTGAACCTAACGTTAAATTGTTTGTAATAAGCTGAATACCACCGCCGGGCGCATTTATTGCCACTTGCTGAGTAAACGTCTTGCCGCCAGAATTAAGTGTTTTTGTGGAGCGATTAGAAAATTGATAAGTGCCTGTACCCGTAGGCGTTACGCCTGACCCATAAGTAAAATTTCCGTAAAACGTAGGAGAAAACGTACTTGAAGCTAACGTCATTGCGTTAGTACGTGTTGATGTATCTAGTGTTCCAATGTTGTAGCTGGTATTAATGGTAACAGTTGTGCTTGTATTTAATCCCGTGTTTTCTATAATTACTGTGTCTTGAGCTAACGGAAAATTTGCAGCAGCAACAGCGCCGCCTGAACTTAATGCCCAAGCCGTAGAATTCCAGTTGCCACCTGCTGCCAAGTTCCAATACTTGTTTGCTCCAGCTACAAACGTAATGTTGCTATTGCCTCCACAATCACCTAGCCGAGTACCAGACAACGTGCCATGCGCCCCGGCTATTGTGATGTCACGGAAGTCAACATCGGTCATTGCCGCAATAGCCGCACAAGTTAATGTGCGAGATGTACCTATAAAGTTAGAACGAATAAACCCTCTATTTATGCCGTTAGACCCATTGAACGTAAAAGTACCGTTTATGATTTGATTTCCTGCTAATACAACAATTTGCTGAAGAATTGATGCTTGTAATGCAACATTATTAAATGTATTGTTCTGGTTAATTGTAAATGCGCCACCTGATCCGAAAGTCGTAGTAAGGTTATAATAAGTTAAACCACCACCACTAAATGTTGGTATAAGACTAGTCAAAGTAATTGTTGATGTGCCAGCATTTAATGTTGCATTAGTGCTGGTTGCCATATTCCAAGCAGAAGTGCCACTAAGGGTAATGGTAGAGCTGTTCAGATTTATTGTTCTTGTGTTTGAATTACTTGATGAAAATCCACCAGCAGTAACCGCATAATTACTTACTGAAGTATCAAATGTGCCGTTGATAAGTGTTAAGGTATTAGTGCCGCAACTAAAAGCAGAACCAAGTGTCCAACCACCACCAACACCATCAAGTGTAACGTTTCCACCAAAAGCAACGCCATTAGTTGTTATGGTCTTGCCCGTGGTTGTGGCGTTAAATGTCGTTGTACCTGTATAGCTGAGGGTAAAGTTTGTCGCTGGGAAAGATAGACTACCGCTAACAGTCAAGCCAATGCTCGTACCTGCTAGGGTCATTGTTCCATCAAGACCGCTGATTGTGATGTCTTTACAAACCCGTGGCGAGTTTGCCATCGTGACAGTAAACGCACCTGTACCTACGTTTGAGTTGGCATCAAAGAAGACGTTATCCGCAGCCGTAGGAACAGAAGCACCACTAGCGCCACCTGATGATGCTGACCAGTTACCCGTGTTGGTGCTACTCCATGACCCAGTGCCACCAACCCAATAGCGATCTGCCATTCATTACTCCGCAGTAGGTTCTTCTGGAGGAGCAGTAATAACAGCAATCCAGTTATCCAGACGTTGCTGTTTTATTGCCTCAATTTCTATCTCAGTAAACGTATGATCGTCTGGCAAATGCAAGGCATCGCAGAACTTACCGTACTGAGTATCAAAAGAGAAATCTATTTTCATTATGCCAACGTAACAGATAGGTTGCCAGTGGTAATGCGGAAGATGTCATCAACATCAATAACCTTAGATGTAGTCAATGCAGTGTGATACAGCAAATTACCGCTAGTTGAAGCATCACGGATACCAATGTGCGTTATCGTCCCCCATGACGATGTGCAAGTAGGGAATTCAACCGCAGCACTATTGGTACTAACGCCATTACTGGGCGCACCAAAAGTAACAGCAACGCGAGCATAAGAACCACCAGAGACTTCTGTACCAGTATCAGCATCAGTTGGATCAGTTGTGTAAAGAGCAACATAGACTGTTGCAGGGCTTGTATAGCTCGTATTACGCAAGGTAGCGTTAATCAGAGCGTTTTCTAAATAATTCGACATTTCTGCCATGATTTACCTCACGTTATAAGACATTGCCATAGGCTGACCGCTGTACTCACTAGCTTGGTCAGAGTTCGATATAGAAGCGATAGAACGGTCATAGAGCGAAGCCCAGACCTGCAACCTAGCGTCATTCATCAAATACGGTTCAGCCTCACCTAGAGCCGCATACAGCAAGGCATCAGGACAGTTAGCCAAGAATACGTTGCTGGTATTTGCGTCGCTCAGTAGCGTAGGCTTTGCGTAGTACAGCATCTGAGCCGTATACGCAGTATCAGGGATAGGGGCGAATTGAAGCTCTGAGGCCAGCACAGTATAGATTCTAGGAATGCCAGACTCAGTAGACCTAGAGCCAGCGTAGAACGTATTAGGAGCCTCGTAGGACAAGGAACTAATCGGAGTCGTATTCAAGTGAATATCCCGCATCTCCAAGAAGTCCGTAGGCAATCCAACCTTAGAATTACCGCCAGTCGTAGTAGCCGTAGCCACCACCAACATCTGACGAATTCTCAAGTCTCTACGCAGACGCTCCTCAGCCAAGCGAATAAAGTCAGGGATTACTGAAGTCAGGTCACTACGAGCTAGGTAGTTCGCTATCGTAGTCTTTAGGTCACTGTAGCTCGTAAATGCCATGTCTATTTCCCGTTATTGTGCGCCTCTATAGCGCCTTCCTCTACATCTTCCCACCGATACTCATAAGTACCAATGTGACCAATATGCTTTGAGAGACTGTGATCTACATAAGTCTGGATTCCAGCATCAAGTGCCTTAATGCAGAAATGTACATCCTCACCGATAATTCCCTTTGTCCCCCAACCCACATCAAACCAAGGCTTAGGAACCTTCTCAAAGACTTCCTTGCGAATCATCACCACACCAAAACCAACCGCTGTAACAGGCTCTATGCCTTCCCTACCCATCGAATCTATCTTGTGCCACGCATGACGAATAATCTTACCCTCATCATCCTTCTCAATCT